TGATTAGTAGCAATAATGTTTTTACCAAATTGCGTAAATGCCCAAAAGTCTCTTGATCCTTCTGAAGTAGAATTACTATATCCACCTGCTTTGGATTTATCTTGAAATACTAAACTTGTATCCATTTGATACAGTTTTGTTTCATCTCCTGCATAGTTGGTTGATCCACCATCAGAAAAAGATGTAAATAATCCAACTGGTGTTGTATTTAAACCTGTTCCACTTAAAGCTGCAAAGCTAGGAAAAGACCTATAACCTTTAGATAAAGGAATAACATTATCAACTTTAATTGCACCTGTATTTTCATAAGTCGGCAAGTCAGCTTGTAACTGCCCAAATTCTATATCAGGCATTTATACCACCATTCTTGCTGACATATTCAAAGGTGCTCCAGAAGTTCGACCTTGTGAAGCTGAATTGTTAGCACTTTTTACTCCTTCTTTATATAATCCTGCCCATACTGGGAGTCTTTCATCATTCATTAAAAATGGCTCACTCTCAGCAAGTGAAGCATATAAATATAAATCAGGAAAATAAGTTAAAATATCATTTGTTGTATTGGAACTTGATAGAGCTGTTGGTCTTTTAAAAAAACCAAGTTCTAATACATTTGCTGCATCAGGTTGCTTTCCTAAATAAATTTTACTTCCAACAATAGTGTAATAACCTGGACTGCCTGATCCTACTCCTGCGTTATATACTCGGAAAAAATCCGATGGAGACATATAAGCTAGGAAAGTATAAGGATTAGATTGCCAAGTTGCATATCGCATTTCTAAATAACCTGTTGGTAAGTCATAAGATTGTGTTCCTGCAACAGTTGTAATACTTGTATCAACACTTTCCATTTCACGAACTCGTAAATCTCTTGCGTGTCGTGCTTCAGCTAAATCTATAAATGTATCTAAATATGAAGTTAAATCTGTTCTGTTGAGATAATTTGCAATCTCTGTTTTCAGATTTGCGTAAGTGTCTAATGCCATTATAAATTTCCTGTATAAATTCTAAAGTGTCTGTTATCAGAATCATTTAACCACTTAAAAAATCGTGGCTTGTCTAAAACTTGTCCTGTAAGTGTTAATATTCCTTTTTTTGCTAATTGATGCACAATGATATTCGGCAGTCGTGCTACTCTATATCCTTTTGCATCTTTGAGTGCCTTTGATTTGTATGCACCTTCATTTTGTGCTATTTTATTGGCTTTAATAATTTCTTCAATATCTTGTACATTTTCAATATGTGTTTTGCCTTCTGTATCATCAATAATTAAATTAGTTTTTACTGATGATTGATCTCCTGGCTCATTGAGTGAAATCTTTGTTGTAGCCATAAAATTTATGCACCTTTGCCGACTGCTCTCATTATGTCTTGGTCAATAGTGGACATAACATTTAATCCTTGATCTGATCTTCTTTTCAAGGAAGGATTGTATTGTCTTGCACCTCTGGCTGTTTCTTTTGATTGTTTCTTACCACCATAAGTAACCATTGGCTCACTATAACAAGCATCTTTAACAACTTTGTATAATCGTGAAGAATGCTTTTTATTAGAAAAAACTCCCATTATTTTTGTCTCCTGTTTAAATTGTTATTGTAGAGAGGCGATTACTCGCCTCCCTATCCTTACTCTACAAATAATTATGCAGTTAAGTTAAATATACCATAGTTAGCATTTGGATTTTTTGCTGTTAAGCACCATTCAGCTAACATCATTTTCTTATCTGAGTCTCCAGTTTTTGCTAAGTCTTTAGTTTGGAATGGTCTAAGGAAGTCTACACTCCACATATCCATTTGCAAAATATCTGCTCTGTTAGCATTTTGGAATCTATCAGGTACAAAAGCTACTTCGCCAAAATCAGATACATAAATATCAGTCGTTCCGATTGATACTTTGTCTGACGCATCTTTGTATTTAGTTGCTACACCATTGAAAGCTGATGCTAGTTGTTTATGACTTGCTGTCATAAGAACTGTATCAGGTTCTCCACCATTATTAAATGCTACTAAAAGACCTGCTTTTAATAAATCTTCGGTGTAAGTTCTATTTGTACCACCTGCGATTGCTGTAGCACCAGTACCTAGAGGAACTGCTGAAGGTGATCCATTTTTAGAATAGTTGTTAGTTGGTGATGCAGGGCCATACCATGTACCTACTGATGCAGATTTTCTAGCTGTAGAAGCATTACCTGCTACTTTAGCTTGTTCAATACCAACCATAGCGTTTTCCATATCACGCTTGATTTCTTTACCCATTTTAGCAAGTTGGTAAGCAATTTGCGTTCCCATTCCTGCATTATCAACAGCATCATCAGTACCAGAAATTGTTACTGATTTTGATGAAATTTGAGTATAGTTAGTTAGTCTTGAAGTTGCGGCTCTTGCTTCACCTGCATAGTCATCACCTTCAACTTGTGCATTTACTGCAACTGCCGCTAATGAGTCAGTTTGCCATTCATGCAAAGTATTAGTCGCTGTACCTTTTGATGCGTTGCTCATAAAAGGAGTTTCAGTTGGTGAAATATTATAGATCACATCAGCTAAATCTTCTCTTATTGAATTAACGCCATCATAAGTATCAAAAGTATTTGTTGGCTGTGCCATATACTTATCTCCTATTAGTTAATTGTTAAGAATACATTTCTTTGAAAATGTTTACTGCGTCTTTGACTTTTCCACTTTTTCTCAGAATTGCTTTTTTAGAGTTAATACGCTTTGCAACATCACTTGTTTCTTCAACAACTTTAGGACTAGATGAACTTACAACTTTTGGAGTTCTAGTTACTTTCTTATTTTTTGCGTTAGCTGTTTTTAACCTATTATAACGATAGGCATTAGCTAACATAAGAACTGCTCTATGATCTACTAACATTGAAATTTCTTGGTCTGTATATCCAATATCTTTTGCGAAATTGGTAAGGTTCTTTACGAACTCAGGGCCTTTTTCTTTGTCGCTGTAAATAGGTAGTTTTTCAGCAAGAAGATTTCTTTCTTTTTCCAAATAAACATTATAATTTCTTTCATGCTCTCTTTGTTTTTCAGAGTTTAATCGTTGTTGCTCTTGTCTAGTAGCTTCCATCATTTCTTTCCTACGATCTATCTCGGCTTTTGCTCTGACATATTCAGCAGGATCGTTTTCATAGAGTCTATCTAAATCTACCTGGTTTTCAGTAGTCTTTAAGTGTTCAGATAATACTTGAAGTTGTTTTTCGTATTGATCTCTTTTGATTTTTGCCTCCTCGTTATTCCTTGTTAATGAATTTTTAAGTTCATCAACTGATTTTCTATTGCTAGAAAGTTCATTGGTTTTACGAGTATAATCTTGTTGACGAAAATACCCATCTTTAAGTTCATCTAGGCTGACTTCTAATTCTTGATCTCCGACCTTAATTTTATAAAGTTCCTGATTACTATTTAAAGTGTTATCTTCTTCAACTTGATCTATAAGTTCATCATCATCAAAGGGATCAGCGTTATTCGTTTCCGATTCACTTACTTCCTTTGTTGGTTCTTCACTTGCTGTTTCCTGATTCTTAGAGGCTTCTGTATTTAGTAAGTTTTTCAGGGCGTCAGCTACCTCTCCTTGTGTGTTTAGAGGCTTGGGCGTTGGTACAACAGTTTCCTGTGAAGGATTATCTGTTGCAGATTCCATTTCTGGTTGTTCTGCCATATTTATCTCCTATTATTTTTTTGTTGCTAATTTTCCTGTTTCTAAAACAGATTGCAACTGCATCACAACAACTTCTGTCATTCTTCTCATGAGGAAGATATGTTCTCGTTGTTCTGAATCTTTTAAGTCAGAGTTTAGCCATTGTAATTCTAAATCCTGACGAATTTTTTGTATTGCTTCAACAAACATTGGATCTTCTAATATTCGTTTAGCTTTAATTGATCGTTCTTGTTCTTTTTCCATTAAATTCCAGAGCTTTCATCATTATAATTATCAGCAGGATTAGTAACAGGATTAAATGAAAATATTGATTCATTTGATGGGCTTGGTGTAAAGTTTACTTCGTGAGGATTTATTGTACCACCAGATTTATTAGCATCATCTTTTATTTGGTCATAAGTCATTGTATTTGCATAAGGATTACCACCTTGATTAATTATATTTTGTGCATTTTTTTTAGCTTGTATTTGATAATTAATTTCATCTGGTGTAAATCCTAAATTTGACGAATCTGCATTATCAATAATACCCATAGCTTGTGTTAAACCTAATTGACCTTGTTTTGTGTCTAAGTTGTAACCTCTTTTTGCTAGTTCTTTTTTCATAAAATCGTTACGCAATTTTGAATTATTTAATCCTAACATTCCTAATCCAAAAGACAGTATATTAGGAGGTGTACCTTTTAAATAAAAATCTTCTCCAAGTTTACTAGGAAGAAAACCAAGTTTGCTGTTTGCTAAATAACCATCTGTTAAATAATTTAACAATTCGTAATCATCTGCATTTTCCATATCTTCAATAGACATATAAGGTCTTTCTTGTATATCTCCTCTATCTCTATTTTGTTCTTGTGCAGGTTCAGAATAACCTACAAAACGACAAGATTT